CAAATACTTTTGCGGCTTGCCACTTTGCTTCGTTAACTACTGCAGCGGCTTTTTGTGCTGTACCTTTAGCATTACCTAATATTTGTCCTGCTGGTTTTATTTCTATAAACTCTGCTTGCCGTTTACCGTTTCTATCTTCGTAAACTACAAAAAAGTCTGGTACATAATTACTTGCTTTATTTGTTAATGGATTTCTATAAGGTATTCTATGACTTTCACTTGCCCATGCAATAATGTTTGGATGATCGTCACAAACTCGCATAAACTTTAATTCCCATCCACTTCGATAACGTGGACGATGTTTGCCAATATATTTGCTTGGGTTTTTAAGTTTGTATATACCTTGTTGGAATTTTGCTGCCATTATATAGGTATTTATCAGAAGAAACTATTGATAATTCTATTAAAGCCTTGTGCAATTCCAGTCTTTACAAAGGTATTTGCTACATTTGCAACAGTTGATTTATTAATTTCGCCACTTACAACTGCGCCAGCAACAGCACCTACTACAGGATTTACTCCTGTTGCATTTGCAAGTATTGATCCAATAACTATAGGATTTCCTAGTGTATCAGTTAATGCACGACCTGCACTGTCAACTGCAATTCTAAATTGATCACTAGTTGATGTTGCTCCAAAATTAGCAATAGAAGAAATACTAATATTTTGTCCTGCAATATTTTTTATTACATTTCCTGCGGCGTCAACTAATATTCCTGCTGCAGCACTTTTAGCAATATCATATGCTTTAGTTGGAGCATTTACACCAGATGCTGTTGCTCCATTACTTATATTTCCTGTATCAAAATTAACATGTTCAGGTTGAATTTGGACTTGCCACATAACAGGATTACTATCGGCATAATCTAATCTGTCATGTCCTACATTTGTAATCATACAATTGTACATAACAATACTACGATAAGAATTTGCAGTATCTTGATTTTTAATAATTATAATTGGAAAAAAGTATCTTTGCGAATTATCTACAGGATTAATACCAAACGTTCCATCAAATCCTTGCGTAATTGTATCATATGTTGTCATAGTTCGCTCACTTACTTGGTGACCATGACTATAATGATTTGCGTAGTCTCTTAACATATCTTGAAACTGATTATCTACTGTGTCGTAAAATGCTAAACTTGCTGCAGTTGGCTCTAATCTAGTATGTACATAACGTTGTCTGTTATATTGGTTTACATTAACAACATTATAATTATAATCAGGAAGGCTTACACTTTGTACTCTGTGAAATGTAAACCCTCCAAAAATTGTTTCAATTTCTATAGAGAAATTAAATTTCTTGCGAGGGATTTTTGACATTATCAGGTCATCGACACCAAAATGTTCTGCCGCTGCATTATAAGGGCCAGTATTAGCAGTTAATCCCATCGCTCATTTACCTCTTACTGAGTGTTACCGCCAGTTGCGTTACTTACTGTTTGGTCCTGATCAGCGCCTGTTAGTGTTGCGTTACCTGCTGCATCATAAATTTCTGCATTATCGTAACGAATTGTTACAGACATTTGAACTTGATCACTAGTTGCATATGCCATATCGCCATACTGAATATTACTAATGTAGCAACCTGCTAGTTCAAACTTGTCTAGTACGCCTGGTGTTGGGTTTGCACCATCTAGTGTTTCAACTACTGTTTGGAACTTGTATGATGCGCCTGCACGTGGTGCACTTTGGTTTGCATGATCAACTTGTCTGTTAAGTTGATTGTTTAATTCTCTTAATACTGCACTGTCTACATCGTCACGTAATGTAACTGTTACTGGTTCCCATGTATGTTTACCAGCAAGATAAATTCTACTGTTATACATGTCTAGTGGAATCTCATCGTGTGTTAGTGCTGGGCGTGTTACTGTCATTACACTGCGTGTTGGTGTTGCTGAAAAGCCATCGCCGATAAATGTTACACGAAAACGATATTGTAGTTTTGGCATAATTGTTGTGGTGTTACCTGCATTATCTGGTACACCAAGTGTTGTTAAAACTGCCATAATTAATTCTCCTCTAATACTGGCTCTGTATGTATATTTATATATTTTTGACAAAAAAAATGGACGCCCAAAAGCGTCCATTAAGTATTAAGTTAATTTTTTTATTATATTTGTGCTGAAAGTGTGCCTGTATTTACAATTCTAATTGGAATGTAAATAAATTCTGCAACTTTAGCTGGTTCGATCGCAACATCAATGTATAGTTCGTTACGATCAATTCTTGCTGGTGTGTTGTTTGTTTCATCACATACAACTGCAAAGTCATAAATGCCTCTGCGGCTTAGAATATCTGCTAAGAAACGTTCAAACACTAGTTTTGCTCTATCACGTGTTTGTTGGTCATTGATCTCAAACAAGAATGGGCGAGCAATATGATCAAAACGCTCACGTAAGTAAGCAACTAAACGTGCTACGTTTACACGATCTAATGCACTATCAAATGTATGCAGTGTTTTCTGACCAAATACAACTGTACCTTGTCCAACAAATGTTGTGATTGGGTTTAGTTTATTGTCATACATTGCATCACGCTGTCCTTGTGTAAGTGCAACTGCTTTATATTCGCCTTCGTCTGTAATATAACCAACACTACTTGCGTTTTGTACAACACCACGTGTTAAGCCTGCTGGTGCAAACCACTGGAATGATACGTTGTCATTATATGCATATGTGTATAGTGCCATATGTGAAGGAGGAACAACAACTGTTTTACCGTTTACTGGTTCAGTTCCTGCGCCTGCCGGATAGTATGCTGCACTATATGTGTTGTTTGTTACTAGTCCATCTTCGCCGTTTTCGCTTGCAATTAATTGGTTTTGTACCCAATTTACTGCTTCAGTTGGATTTTTACGCATCGGAGTATCAATAATGATAAATCCTGTTTCGCCTCTGTCACTGTTTAGTGCTACTAGTTCGTCTGTTAATTCAGGGAAATTAGGTGCTGCTAACAATGTAAATGTGTTTGAAGGATCACGTAAATCTTCACCTGTTGCTACTGCTTGCATTTTTGCTGCAATATATTTGTGCTGTGCAAAACGTCCAAATGCGCCTGAGCCGTCTGCATGATTTGCTACTGCGTTTCTCCATGCACCTGCTGTTGCGTCATATTCACGTACTGTGTTTTTACTTTGACCCATGTTAACAACTACCATACCATCCGGGAATACTAGTGGATCTGGACCACCTGTAATAACAGTTGCAGCACCGCCGTTGCTTGTGTCACCTGCTGTATCAGTTACGTTTGCAAATAATACACCACGGTTTGTTGTTTGATCTGTATTATCATGTGATACCCAATCGCCAACTGATGTATTGTATACACGAACATCTGGATATGCTCTTTCGTTTGGTTGATTTGTATCTGCTAATGCTGTATTGATCCAAATATCACCGCCTGCTGGTGCACTTGGTGCATTTGATCCATATGTTACACTTGATGCTGGAACAAAAGTATTGCTAGATACAACATAAATGTCTAGTCCGTTTAATTCATCGTTAAACCATACTTGTCCATCTGTTGCTGTAGCAGTTGGATATGCAACACTTGCTTTTAGTGTACTTAATGCATTTACATCACTGTCTGCATCTAACTCGCTAATTTTAATAATATTACCTGCTGTATCTAAAACAAGTTTACCTTCTTGTGTTGAACTTGCTGTTAATGCAGTACTACTACTACCATTTTGCGGAATGTAACCTGTTACACTTGTACCTGTTCCGACACCTAAAACGTCACGTTGTGTCCATCCTGTTGTTTCATATTCGTAAACAACTAAATCAATACCATTACCTGGAGTTGTTGTTTTGATCCATACATCAACTGGGTTTGAACTTGTAGTTGAAGTAATTGTTGCAACATCAAATGTTAAGTCTGCTGCACCACCTGTTCCAAGATCGCCATCTAGGATTGTAATTGTTTGGCCTACAGTAAAACCACTACCGCCATTATCAACTGTTACAGTTGCGGCACCTGTACCGTCTACAACAATTGTAAATGATGCTGTACCAGATGTTACATTGTATGTACCTGGTGCACGTGAAATATCCGCTGCTCCAATATTATTAACAGTATCAATGATTCCACTTGTTGTGGTTGCACCAACTGCCGCTGGTGTATTGTAGTGTGGAGCAAATGTTGCACTACCTGCAACTGCTACCCACGCAGAACCTGATTCTCTGTAATATTCAATTGTGTTTGATGATGTACTAACTACAACATGGTATCCACCTGTTACGACACTTGCTGTTGGGGCAGTACCTGCTACACCTGATATTACTTCAACACTTGGTATTTTATTGACCCATGTGTCTGTTGTATCATTATATTCATGAATACCATATTTACTTGCATCAGTGTCTAGCCAATGTGTGTTTGTTGTTGACCATGTTGCTACTGGTTCTGTAGTGGCATGATCTAGTTGTGCAAGATCTAAATCTGCACGAACAATGTATGCAGTATTACCTTGGCCTAAATAACTGTATGCAGCCATTAATCCGTATTCACTTGTTTCACTACCTTGAATTACAACATCTGTACTATTTGTTGTAAAAATAGGATTTCCAAAAAATTGTGTTACTTCTCTTTGTGATGTAACACGAACAACTTCTCCTGCATGTGCACTTTTTGTATATTTTGCAATACCATCAGACGCACTTCCTGTAGGATCTGTTTTATTCTCTCTTGTAGCAAGTATAATTAGTGGACTTGTGCCGGCACCTGGAGCGCCGTATGCACTTTCGTCGGTAATTTGTACTTCTACACCTGGGGATACTAAAGCCATTATATTTCTCCTCTGGGTTCGTATTTAATAATACTATTTACCAGAAGAACTATATATCAGGGGGAAAACGGAGGTTAACTACGTAGTTAATTAACTAGCACTATAACTATCAATATGTGAAATAAGTGCATGTACATTAAATTCTAAATCCTCTAACGTACCATTATTACAAATTGTATAATCTGCCATCCATTGTTCAAGACTCATTGAGTTTTTATTTTCAGGTGGCAAATGATCACTACGGTCAACCCATATACAATAGTCAAACACACCAGTGTTGCGCATTGCATGAAATTCTTTTTTGTTACGTAGTCCACAGTAGATATCGTATTCTGCAAACATCTCTCTGCCAAGTGTAGCAGGATCAGGAACATTATAATCACAAATAGCATCATACCATTCTTGTCTATGGTTGTGTCTATCAGCATAACATTCTTCTTCGTTAGCATAGCCGTACTTATCTTTTAAGTTGTCATAGATAAACAACTTACTACAAAATTTACTGCTACTTTCAAAAGTATAACCGTACTTGTCTCGCAAAATTTCGCAGACAGTATCTTTGCCATGTCTACCATGACCAATCACTAACAATTTTAATTTCATAGTTATATTATAATAGGATCAGGACCGTTTGTCAACCAATAATTACTCCAAAACCTGCTTGTCCATCGACAAAAGTTTTGAGTTCATCTTCTAGTTTATCAATTGCTGCTTGAGCATCCATGCGAAGCATATCAGCATTTAAACTTGTGCCACCTTGTGGGCCAGCAATAGTGTTAAATTTACCACGTGCTTCTGCTAGCATTAGTTTTGAGTATGCTAGTGCTAGTTCTTTAATCCAGGGCATACTATAAGGATCAGTTAATAGTTCTTCGT